ATATTTTCACTCCGGATCCGCTGCAGCCATTAGTATGAGAGCTCGATTGCGTGGGCTCCGGGATGCTGACGGACAATTGATTTTTACCAAATCAATGCAAGAGGGAAGTTCTTATTTCCTCGATGGTGAACAGATGCACTTCCCGCGGAACGGATGCTGGGATGTTACCCAGGCTCACCTGATTTTAGGTGAATGGGAAAAGCTGGTTTATTCTATTCGCCAGGATATGACCTTTGAGGTATTTGATCAGGGTGTTATCCAAGATGCCACAGGGGCCGTTGTTTATAACCTTATGCAGCAAGATATGGTTGCCCTTCGCGCAGTAATGCGCTTGGGCTGGCAGGTCCCCAATCCTATCAATCGTTTAGAAGAAACTGAAGCGGATCGTTATCCGTTTGCAGCTCTGATCCCGTAAGGAGGATAAAATCATGGGTTTATATCCAAAAGTACAAGTAAATCATCCTTCAGGATTACCAGAGCATCCAGATAGCAATATCTTTTATGTGAACTATCACGAAGGAACTGATACCACAAAATGGAAGCAAGGCACAAAGAAAGACCGGCCGTTTGCAACACTGACCTATGCTATTGCTCAATGTGATGATGATGAAAACGATGTGATTTATGTAAATACCTACGTTCAGGTTGAAGCTCAACCCATCATTGTCAATAAACGTGCCGTGCAGATTATCGGCCTTCCCAACAATATGCCTGGATATGCAAATCAAGCTCGTTGTTGGATCTTCCCTGATGCTCACGTTACAGGTGGGGTTTTCACAATCTCTGCCGGTGATGTAGTTATCAAGAATATGATGCTTTGGTCAACCGCTGGCCAACCCTGCATTGACTTTGGGGTTGAAGCAACGGCGGTGAGGCAGTTGATCCAGGATTGCTCATTCCATGTTGGATCCTACGGCGTTATGACTGGACCAGCAGCCAATCAACCTTCTCATTATCTAGGGATTATTGATTGTCACTTTGGCCCAGGTTTGACAACTGGTGGAATCCTTCATGCTTCCAATGGCTCCTGGCCTGTAATCTCAGGTTGTTTCTTTGAAACTATTCCAGGTCCGAATATCTCCGTAACTGGCGGTATGGCAGGTGGAAGAATCCTAGATTGTGTATTTCTGCTTGATTCTGATACTGAAGGCGAGGCGATTACTATGGGCGCTGCTTCTTCAAGATGGATGATCCTGAATAACATTGCCAACGACAACACCACAGCGGCTATTACAGCAAACCCGTTCTTAGAACAGGGGGCTGCTAATGTGTGGGCTGGCAATTCAAAGGGTGGCGGTGCCTGGACTGGAATCGCTCCCGCCTAAAGAATGACCAATAAGTAAAATCTATCAGGGGGGAGAAATCCCCCCGAGGAGTAAAATATTATGACTGTCGCACTTGATCAAGAATATGCTCAGGCAGGTTTTTTGAAAATCAATCTTGTCGGAAACGCAGTAGCAGCCGGAGCCGTTGGGGAAGTATTAAATCCCGAAGGTCAGGCCCTACACATTATCGAAGGTTACCTGTATTTTGAAGTTGCTTCAACCGCAGCCTCAACCTTCAATATTGGCATTGGCGCGACCGGATCGGATTCTTCGGATCTTATGTCTGCCATGTTAATGAACAAAACAGCAGGAACCGTTTGGAAAGTTATCGGAACCGATCTTGCCTCTGAGGGCGCTATGACTACCCCCCGCGGTGTTGATTGGGCCGCAACTGAATATCTAACAGTGACAAGCGCAGCCCAGGCATCAACCGGGTTGAAAGCGACCCTGTTAATCAAATACCTCCGACTTGGCGATTTAGCCCAATAAGTTTAATCAAAAATAAGGAGTAAATAAATGTCTGCAACTGCTGCAATGGCGGAACGTCTCCGCAGGATGGTTGACGAACCGACAGAGGATACCTGGGACGACGATGCAATTGATGAGTATATTGAAACTTACCCGTTAATTGACGTTCTCGGAACAGATCCCCAGGAAGTAGATTTTTCCACAAGCCCCCCTACGATTTCAGAAAGGGACGAATGGATCCCAACCTATGACCTTCATGCTGCTGCTGCAGACATTTGGGAAGAAAAGGCTGCCGGGATTGCAGAGAATTATGATTTTTCTGCTGATGGCGGTAACTATTCCCGTAGTCAAAAATATGAACAGTATATGTCAAAATCTCGATTCCACTTAAGCAAGAGATCGGCAAAGGCTTCGAAGGTGTGGGTTGAGCCCAGAAAGATAGTTGAGGAGGAATCAAACAGTGATTAAACTTATTCATCCTAAAACCGGCACAGTCCGAGAAGTTGCAGAAACAAACCAGAACAAAATTAATCTTTTGAAAAGGGCAGGCTTTGTTCCCCTGAAAGGTTATAGGGCTCCCAAGCCCCCAAAGGTGGTTGCTGAAAAGACTGTGGTTGATATTGTAAAAGAAGAAGCTGCAGACCTAGAAGATGCGGAAGCAGAAGGCGCAGAACCGGAAATCGCAATCCACGTTAGTGCTGCTGCCCGGGCGCTCATTGAGAAAAACGATCTGGATCCTACATTGATTGAGGGATCCGGAAAAGATGGCCAGATCACAAAACCGGATGTAAAGGCTTATCTGGAAGAAACAGCATCTAAGGAACAGGAAACCGTTGAGGGTAGTATTCCTAACGAAGATACCCCTGCCCCCGCAGAAGCCCCAGAAACCGCCCCAGAGGAGCCAGTGGTTAGGGCTGCGACTGAGGAAGGAGAGGAAATTGAAAAGGCAATGCGGGACGGCGCGATCAAAGCTACTGAGGAAGAAACTGAGTAATGTTTACAGCTACTGATTTAGCGAATATGAGATCGGCCCAAAATCTCCACATGATGGATGTGTGCAAATTCGGGACCGCTACTCAAACGGCAGATACTTTTAACCAACTGGTAGAAACATTTGCTTATGGTGCCGATGTGGTTTGCGGGTTGGATATGCGGCCTGGAAGCGAAAGGCATGGAGTAGACAAAACTTTATTGGTGTATGATGCCACAATTCGGCTGCCGATCGCTTCTGCGCCTGATCCTATTGACCGGGTAAAAGTCACAACGAGGTTCGGAGAGGCTTTAGCGGTGGATCTGGCATATAGCATAGTGGGCCCAATCCAAAGAGGTCCTTCGGGTGTTCGTTTGTTACTAAAGATTGTCGAGACTTAATATGTCAGATGGAAAAGTAATTGTTCTGGAAGATAACTTTAATGCGGTACGTAACGCAGTTACCGGAAGAATGTTGATGGATGCTGCAAAGGCCGGAGGATTTGTTGTTGAAGGTCATGCAAAGATCAACGCTTCAAAGGGTGGGACCGAACATCTGAATATAAGAACCGGGGCCTTGGTTAATTCAATTACAGTTGATGAAGGAAAGCAAACTAAAACCCGGGCAGAGGTTGGAATAGGAACGAATATTATTTATGCCAGGATCCACGAATTAGGGGGCATGATAAAAAAGGCTTTTGGAATTGCAGGAATAACTGTTCACATGCCGGCAAGACCATACCTTAGGCCCGCGCTTGACGAAAACGAGAATGACATTAGGGGAGCAGTAGAAGCTGAAATTTGGCGAAACTTAAATAAGGCAACGAGATAATGGCAGTTTTAGAAGAAGGGATCGCAGCTTTTTTAATAGCGGATGCAACCATTCATGCGGTGGTTGCGGATCGGATTTATCCGATGATGATGCCCCAAAATGTAACTTTGCCTTGCTTGACTTATCAACGTATCTCCACCCCCCGGATAATTACACATGATTCTTCGGGAGCAACAGGAGATTTGACAAACCCCCGGTTTCAGTTCGATGCCTGGGGAGCAACGCAGAAATCAACAAAGTTAATTTCAGACGCCCTTAGAGCGGTTTTACATGGAAAGACTGGTGCAATGGGCGGGGTAACAATTAGGGCAGCTTTAGCAGATAACGAAGCACCAGATTTTGATCCGGATTCAGAACTTTACCGCAGCCGGAGTGATTATATAATTTGGCAAGAGGAGTAATAAATGGCAGAGTACGCAGCATACGATTCAGAACTAAAGATTGGAACTCAACAAACGCATTATGCAACGATTGTTATTGATGGCGCCACGTTTCTGATCACCGGAGCCGGTAACGGGGCATTTACTATAACCGCTAATGGATTAGCGGGATCACCATTGGCCACTGATGTTGCTTTGGCAGTTGGGGATACCACCAGGGATGTGGCCCGGAAAGCTGCAATCGGTTTGAATGCCGTCCCGGCCATTGCTGCTTGGATGGTATTTTATGCGGTAGGCCATTTGTTGTATTGTAGGTTAGTTGAAGCTGCAGCTGATGATGCAACCGTAGAAATTGCTTATGCCGATAACGGCTGCGCTGGATTGACAGACGATGCAACGGGAACGCCGGGAGCAACCGGGGTGGCGGAAGTAACGGTTGCCCAGGTAACAAATATCGGCGGCCCGGGCTTGGGAGTAGATACTGTAGACGTAACTACCCACGATCAGGCTACAGCTTGGGAAGAAACCGTTGCAACAATTATTAGGTCCGGGGAAGTTTCCCTGGATATTGTTTACGATCCCGCAAGTGCGACACATGACGCAGCCACCGGATTGCTTTACCGCCTGGAAGATAAGATTTATTCTTTCTTCAAGCTTATTTTTCCCTCTGATGTAGAATGGGAATTTTCAGGTTATGTAACAGGATTTGAGCCGGGGGCCGCGGTTGACGGAGCATTAACAGCAACAATAAAAGCAAAAATCACATCACAACCACTATTAGCGTAAGGAGTAAATTATGGCAAAATATGATGCCTATGGATGTTATCTGGAGAAGGGAGCAGTTACCTATGCCCAGGTGACCAACATTTCGGGGCCGGGTTTATCCCTGGATACCGTAGATGTAACCAGCCACGATTCAACCGGTGCTTGGGAAGAAGTAGTTGGAACAATTCTCAGATCCGGCGAAGTCACAATGGATATTGTTTATGATCCGGCTCACGCTACCCACGCAAACGCCGGGGATGGATTGCTTGCGGATTTAGTTGCGAGAACTTTAATCACCACTTTCCACCTTGTTTTCTCAGATGTCGGTGTAACTGAGTGGGATTTCAATGCTTTCGTAACCGGGTTTGAACCAAGTGCGCCAGTAGACGGGGCGTTGACCGCTTCCGTCAAATTTAAATTATCAGGTCAACCGACACTAAGATAATAATAATCTATACCTGGAGGTATAAATGGCAGCACCTTTTCGTAAAGAAAAAGAAGTTATGCCTGTATTAAGTCGTGACGAGATCCTTGCAGTAGATGATATTACGATCGAATTGGTGGATGTTCCCGAGTGGGGAGGGAGCGTTTACGTCAAAGGAATGACCGGATCAGAGCGTGATCAATTTGAAGCCAGTGTTATCTCTATTGATGGCGATAACCAGAGGGTTGATATGCGCGATATCCGGGCGAAGTTATGCAGCAAATCGCTTTGTGATGAGGGTGGCAAAAACCTCTTTACTCCTTCTGATATCAAAGAGCTTTCCAGGAAATCCGCAGTTGCTTTGCAGCGGGTGTTTAAGATCGCTCAGAGATTATCAGGAATAACAGACGATGATGTAGAAGAATTGGCGGAGGGGTTGAAAGATAGCCCTTTCGAAGATTCTGCTTTAGATTAGCGGGGCATTTAGGTATGCCTGTATCCGAGTTGCTTAGACGGATTTCCAGCCGGGAAATAACCGAATGGATGGCGTTTTCGCAACTCGAGCCTTTTGGAGCAGATGCGGGATTTTTAGGGCATGCGATTACCTCCGCAACGGTTGCAAACGTGAACCGGGCGAAGGGGCAGAAAGCGTACAAAGCAAGTGACTTCATGCCTTCATTTGAGGGCAAGAAAAAACAAACAGTAGAAGAAATGCTCCAATTTGCCCAGGTTGTAACCATCGGCTTGGGTGGTAAAGACTTAAGGGAAAGGGAAGAATAATGGCAATGACCGGTGGGACGCTGAAATCGCTTTTGGTGAAGTTGGGAGTTGATTCAAAATCCTTTGACAAGGGGATGGACAAGGCCGAAAAACGCACTGGGTCCATGACTAAAACCCTTAACAACCTTGGCAAAGTCGGCATGGGTGTTTTGGCGGGGGCGGCCGTTGGGGTGGGCGCGACTGCTGTTGCTTTGGCTTCCACGATAGGGCCAGCCACAGATTTAGAAGAAGCAATCAACGCTGTAAATGTTGTATTCGGGGAAGGTGCTAAACAGATCACAGATTTTGGCAAAAACGCTGCAATGGCCGTTGGTCTTTCTTCCCGGGAATTTAATCAAATGTCCGCAGAAATGGGGGCCATGCTAGGGAACGTTGGAATTGCAGAAGCTGAATTAGGAGACGAAACTATAAGTTTGATGGAACGTGCATCTGATATGGCTTCGATTTTCAATACAGATGTTTCCCAGGCGTTTGCTGCAATACAATCTGCAATCAAAGGGGAGTTCAATCCGTTAGAACAATTCGGTGTCAAGATGAATCAGGCGGGTATTAATGCCAAAGCTTTGGAAATGGGACTCGGGGATGTAAATGGGGAGCTTGACGATTCCGCGAAAGCCCAGGCTGCGCTTGCCCTGGTTTATGAACAGACGGATAAAGTTGCCGGAGACTTTCAAAACACTTCTGGCGGTTTAGCGAACTCTCAAAGGCAGTTGGCCGGGATCCTTGAAGATACAAAAGCTGCAATCGGGGCAGGATTAACCCCGGCTCTTGCGGGGCTTGCGGTAATGGTAAAGGATTTTGCCGCTAGTGAGGAGTTTCAGGAGTTTTTGCAGAAGGTTATTGCAGGGGTTACTAAGCTCGGAGAATGGATTTCAGTAAATGTTCCTTTGGGGATTCAGCATTTCAGCAACATGGTAAGTTTTCTAAAAGAAAATAAAGGCGTTGTAATAGGCATTTTGGCCGCGATGGGCGTGGCGATTGGAGCCTTCGTTTATACAACCGTTATCCCGGCTATGATCGCGATGGTCGTTGCGTTTGCCCCTGTGATCGCAATAATGGCAGTTGTGGGAGCAATCGCTTATCTTTTATACGAGGCTTGGACCAATAACCTTTGGGGGATCCAGGAGAAGGTTGCCATCGCTAAAGACTGGGTAGTTAATACTTTCCAAAAATTAAAGGATGGCGTTTTGGCTGTTTGGAATACTTTTGTAGCAATTTTCACCCCCCTGGTAGAAGCTTTTCAAGCTGCTTTTGCTGGAGACTGGCACACGTTCGGGGCAAAGATACGGGAATATTGGGATGGAATATGGACGCTGGTTTCTACTGCGGTTAGTAATGCTTGGACAACTATTAGGGAAGGAATAGCCACGATTATTGAAAATGTAATTACCTTCTTTACGGAAACTGATTGGGCAGAAGTGGGATTAAACATCATCAAGGGAATTGCCAAAGGAATTACCGGGGCGGCTCAATGGATCAAAGACGCAGCAATGGGTGCTGCAAAAGCTGCCCTAGATGCGGTGAAGGGATTTTTGGGAATGGATTCACCGTCTAAGGTCTTTGGAGAACTTGGAAAGTTTAGTATGGTGGGAATGGCCCAGGGAATTGATCAATTTGCCGCTGTGCCGGCAATGGCCACGACAGATGCGGTTAGAGGCGTTGCGGTAGCTGGGAGCCGAATGGACGCTCCTGCAGCTGTACCTTCCCAACCAGTTTTAGATGAAGGCAAATTAGCCCGGATGCTGCGGGATTTGATGTTGGCAATAGGTGACTAATGGCCGTTAGAGCAACGTACAGAATTGAAGCGAAATTATCCGACACCGTTGACCAGTTCTTTGATGAATGGGAATTAACAGACTTTGACGCTGTTACTCCAGCTTGGGATAAAGAGGTAGACAGGCGGGCAGAGTTTACAGATGGGATAGTAGACGGCGATACCGACATGAACGACCATGCAGACGCCGCGCACGATGGGGCAGTAGGATTAGAGTTCACTTTTGATGACAACAACATCATGTATGGAGTTATGAATGCTGATGCCGCAGACCAGACAAGCGGAGTTCTTTCTTTTTGGTTGAATACAAACGATGTTGCGGTAGACGACACCAAAGTAATCCGATTGGTTTATTTTCGTGACGGTGCAGGAGCTATAAACTGGCAGGTTAGATTATATAATGATGGGGGAACTTACCAAATAGGGATTTTTGCCGAGGATGATTTGGGTGGCGGTGGGCTTGTCGGAGCATACCAGGATTTAGCCGCCGGATGGAATAATATAAAAATTATGTTTGATCGTTCTACGGGGATAGGGAATAACGATGGTTTCATGCGCTTGTATATTGACGATGTTCTGGTAGAAGAAGATACCACATTAGATAACGATACACTGGATTGGGATTATATCCGGATAGGCATGTTGCTAACGAACTCCGCTGGATTTGGTGGTTCTTTCTATTTAGACACAATCAAGCTTGATCCGGTAGGCGCACCGATGGTAGACACTTTGGCAATGCAGAACGGAACTTACGGGCTGGCTATTCCGGTGATGGACACAACGGCAAGATACGGTTCTTTTACTAATCCAGATGCGGAAACGGTCGCAATGGCTGAATGTTGGATTGATCCAAATGTTGTGACAATGGCAGCAGATGACGAGATTGTACTTATTAAGGCGGACGCCGCAGATTTTTATGTAACCCTCAAGTATTCAGGCGGTTATAAAATATACGCTACTGCTGCTTTAGATGTTGGATCAGAATCAACTTCAGAATACTTAATTACAGACGCTCCCCACCACATTAGAATTTATTGGGCGGCTTCAACTGCGGACGGAAACGATGATGGGTATTTGCATTTATATATCGATCATGTTTTGCAGGAATCTCTAACCGGATTAAATAATGATACCGTAGATATCGCCAATATTTATTTTGGGGTTACTACTGCCCTGGACGCCGGCACTTACGGCATTTTCTACATGGACGATTGCAGGTGGGGACCTTGGATTGATATTACAGACGATGTAACAAAAGATATAAAAGGGTATTGGGGAATGTCAGATAACGGCCCTCTTGATCTTTTAGCTAAAACAGGGGTAATGTCGATAGTCTTGAATAATGATGATGGAAAATATCTCCCGGGACAATCCACAGCTCTTGACGGTTTCAAAAAAGGCACCCCGGTTCGATTACGATTCAGCTATTCTGATTTAGATTATATTAGATTCTACGGAACGATAGATGATATCAATCCTTTACCTGGCGCTTTTGTTTCAAAGAGGGTAACGGTAGAAGTAACTGATTGGATGGATTATGCAGCTACTCACCCGATGGTAAACCCGGCTATAGGAACAGACCAAACGGCTGATCAAATGCTAACAACTGTTGTTGCTGACATGCCTATTGCTCCACTGGCCACAGATTACGATACTGGCGTTAATACATTCCCGACTGCCTTCGATAACGTTACCACAAAAACTAAAGCCTATACCGAAATAAGCAAAGTAATGTTTTCAGAACTTGGTTATTGTTATTTGATAAAAGACCCGGTCTATGGGGAAACGCTAGTATTCGATAATGCCGAAGCCAGGAACGGGTTGCGCACTCCCGATTTTACATCTGACAATACAATGACTTCTCTTGAAGTCGAATATGGAAAGAATGTAATTAATCGCTTTATTAACAAGGTTTATCCAAGGCTTGTTACTGCCGCACCGGTAGTCTTGTTTGACTCAGAGGTCAGGCAGAAGGTCCCAAGTGGCCACACTGTTATTTTTCGCGGAAACTATACAGATCCCGATGGGGGAGGCACGGAAATTTCCGGAATCAATGTACTCGACCCGGTAATAAATGTTGATTATGACGCTACCGGAAATAGGGATGGAACCGGATCGGATTTCACTGCTGATATTACGGTCGGAGTTGATAAAGGCACAGAGGGAACTACGTTCACGCTGACAAGCGCCGCGCCTTCCACCGCATGGGTTTGGATCCGCATTAAGGGAGATGGCGTAAAAGCCTACAATCCAATTGAACACTCTGCAGAAGATGCCACGAGTATAGCGGAATTTGATTATCAATCAATCATCTTGTATCAGAAATATATGGATGATTTACATAGGGGATCTTTGATTGGAGCAAGCGTTATTGAGCAAGAAAAACAACCACGAACTAAATTGAATAAGGTTAATTTTGTAGCAAACAGAACTGATGCCTTAATGTTGGCCTGGCTGAAATGGGATGTTGGGGATATGTGCTACATTAAAGAAGATGATTGGGAAATAGATGAATACGCTTATATTCAGGGAGTTGAACTCACAATATCCCCGGGGGGATTAATAAAATTCTCGTGGATAGTGAAAGGGATGCAATCCCTTTTGAAGGGTTTGGATTTAATAAGTTGTGAGTTTGATGACGCGACTTTAGACGCTGTTGACTTTGGTTATTTGCCCCAAGCCTCAAACTTAACTCTGCGGTCAATAAGTGCTCGAATTTATCTTCATGCTGACCCAGCATTAAGGGGACATGTCGTTGGGGCGCTTGGTGAACTTAGTTCTGCATTTCCTCCAGGAGAATGGGGGACTGGATATTGGTTTGCTGTTGGAACTGGACGAAAAGCCGAGTTTATCCAAGTTCATACTGGCGCCGGTTCTGCTGATGGGATCTGGCAATCAGCTTTGAATTCTATTCCACTAAATGCTTGGACAGACCTTATTATTACCCACAATCTGACAGTGTCAACTACTGCTCCGATAATTTATATTGACGGGGTAAACCAGGCGCCTCTTACAGAGGTACAAGCGCCCTTGGGCAATGTTGCAGACGAAGAAGGGAATCATCTTGTAATAGGAAATAATATCTCTGCTACCCAACACACTAAATCAATGGATGGACTTATCAAAGATGTTTGCGTATACGATGTAATTTTAACTCAGGCAGAGGCAACCTCCCACGCTGCCGGCGGGGATATTACCCGGGGGTTGGTATTCCAGGGGCCTTGTGTGCGAACAGCCGATCTTGATTATTTCGAGGACTTAACGCTTGATCCTTTAGTAGACAGGCTGATCGATAATATGTATGGAATGATTGGAACACCTGCCAATACTGTAATTACAAGGCTAATACCGTAAAATGTATGATATTATAATAATAAATTAAGGTTATGAAATGAAAAAGATTATCATCCTGGGCTTAATTATAGTTTTTCTTTATATCCCCTTTTCCACTGGCGGATCAGGAGAATATTTTAATCGCTGGACTGGTGAAATTGTATGTAACGAAAACTGCTGGCACGAAGTAGGGCACAAAATTGACCAACAAGGTGGCTGGATTAGCCAGGGCGAAGAATACAAAAAAGCAGTAGAAGGAATTATAGATAAAGATAAACCGCTGCATTTGGTATATTTATTCAACAGGGAATTTGGGCTGTATGCAGAACTGTATGCAGAAATGTTGAATATGGTAAACGGCGATATAAATAAACTCCCTGTTGGCTTGCAGCAGTTTTATAATAAAGACTTAGCAAATATGATTATGAGCGATGTCCTGAAAACTAATTAAATGTGTTTTGACTGGTTATTCAAAAAGGAGCAATAAATGACTGAGGCAATAGGATTTGATTCAAGATATTGGGATGGGGTTTTGCCGGAGGGAACAAATTACAAGTTCGCTGGTATCAAAACAAGCGAAGATACAAACTTCATTCCTGACGAACCAATCAGACAATGGAAAAGAGCAAATAGGCTATACGGACTTCTCAGGCTTCCATTTCATTACTGGATTGGTCCTGGCCTCCTGCAAAACTCTCACAGTCACGGACGGGCACAAGCGCAATTTATGTACGATACCCTAAGTGAGGTTTTTGGAGGCAAATATAACGGGATGGGAGAACTCCCCCCGGCGCTAGACCTGGAAGATAAAACAGCACCAAAGGGCAGGAGATCCATCCAATCAATCAAGGCTTGCTTAAACAGAATGGAGGTATTGTTTGATCGAAAGCCTATTATCTACACCGCCGGTTGGTGGTTTGACGAATGGATCAAGCCGCATTTTAGTCCGGACAAATTTGGTGGTTGGGACATTTATTCTTATGATATTTGGGAAGCAGATCCCGGCCCCGATACACCTTGCGGGGAGTGGGCCAAATCGGATATCGTTCAATACAAGCTTGATATAAAGGTCGATGGATTTAATGCAAGCATTGACAAGAACCGAACAACCCAAAGCTGGATTGATAAAGTCGTGGCTGCTGCCTTACCGCCGGAACCGCCCCTGCCAAATTGCGATGAGTTGGTCCAGGAGGCCATAAAAGCGACCACAGCGGAGTTTACAGAGAAGATAGAGGATCTAAGCAGAGTACATCAAGCAGACCTCTTAGAATTGAGAAAAGCACACGTACTGGTTTTGGAAGCGTCAACCAAAAAAGCTCATAACGATGCGCTCAAAAATCTGATCGGCCTGATTCAACCTTTGCTAAAACAATGAGGAAAATATGAGTAACGGCGACATGCTACACACCATAAAAGAACTTATCGAAAGCGGAGACGATTTCACCGTTAAACAATATCGCGTGATGTCTCTTACCGGCATGGTCGAATTGGGGGAAGATATAAAAGAGGTTAGGGACGAAATAAAAAAAGTGGACAGCGCTGCCCAGGCCAGGATTTGCCCGGCTGTTATTCAGGCGCAGAAAGATATCGTGAAGTTGGAAGGAAAATCTAACCGAAATGATACTATCGTAGGGATCGGCACAGTGATCGGATCCGTTATTGGTTTTGTTTTTGGGAATAAATAAAAGCCGCTGCATTACCTTAAAAGGAGTTTATTATGGAACCGGAAGATCCGCTAATGAAATTAGATAGGGGCATAAAGATTGCCCTGGTTGTGGTTGTGTTTCTTTGGCTTATTTTAATCCCCTACTGTTAGGTACGGGGTTTGTCTATTTTAATCAAGGAGTTCTCAATGCAAAAAATAGCTCTTATGATCAGAAGTGACGGACACTCAGGGCACAGAGAAGGACACTGTTCCCCGAACACCAAGCTACCCGATAATGTGCCAATGCATGGCCGGCAAGGAAAGCACAAAGTAAATCTTACAGCTACCCAGCAGGCTATTGATAAAGTTGCTGAAGATGCCCTTTTGTGGACCAAAAATAACTGTGAGGGATATAAAAGAATCTATATCGACTTGGGGGAAGTAATGCACGGGAACAAGCATATTGATAACCTGCAAACATCCGATATAGATGAACAAAAAATAATAGCGGTTGATGCAATTAAGCCTTTTCTCAGAGTTTGCGAGAGGGCTTATTTTATGCAGGCCACTTCCTGGCACGAAGGAAGCAATGGGGCACATTCAAAAGCAGTTGCAGCCGAATTAAAAGGTGTTTATAAAAGCAAAAATATCCAGCGCATGAATAAGCTTCGGCTCAATATAGGTGGACTTTTGATTCAGTTTTCACATCACGGGGCCAATACTTCAAAGATAAAACACCTGGAAGGAAATGCGGCACATAACGCAGCCAAGAATATGCTGCATGAAAGCTTGATTGAAAACGAAAGGTGCCCGGATCTAGTTTTATCTGCCCACTGCCATAAGCCGTCTATGGGATCAGCATATGTTTTGTCAAAGGGAAGATACCATTCCTGTACTTGGGCGGTTATGAGCCCGATGTGCGGTCCTGGGGCCTATTCCAGACAGGTTGCAAATCCTCATGCTTACTATATCGGAATGAATATTATTCAAATAGTTGATGGAAAGCTTTTGAGAATAGAGCCCATTTATACCAGATTAACGGATTATGTAATGGAGGTTTTGAAATGAAAACTGATATTAGTGATCTGAGATCCCAGCTTATAGAAGAGGCCAAATCCAGGAGACAGAAACCCGCGGAGGAAGATGAAATTACAGCTGCCATGCTTGCAGATGAATTGGGGTGTTCGGGCCAATCAGCAAGGTATACTCTCAGGAAGATGGTTAAAGATGGGTTGGCAACTGTGCGGGTAAACGGACCGAAAAACAGCAGGGTATACAAATTGAAATAATGTGGTGTATAATGCAGGAGCCTATCCATTGTTTATTCCCGAAAGGGAAAGGAGAATCAAATGAGCGCAGAACTTTTAGCAGGGATATCAGGAGTGGTTTTATCTTTGTTGTTTGAGTATTTTCCCGGCCTTAATGGTTGGTACAATGCTCTGGTAGACACCAAGCAAAAATTAATTATGGTTGCTGCTCTGCTTTTATCAGCGGGTGGGGTTTTTGCTTTGGCTTGCTTGGGAAGATATGATCTAGTAACCTGCGATGTGAATGGCGTGTGGTTGTTACTGGAATATTTTATCCTGGCCACTATTGCCAACCAGGCAGCTCACCGATTATCACCTTAACAATAGCGCGATAAGAAATTAATCCCCCGGGAAAATCCCCCTGGGGGATTTTTGTTTATAAGCTTTTACCATGTAAAATGGGAGTTCAACTCCGAGATTTCATGGTGTTTGACCTATTCAGCAGGTTAAATCAAGAAGCTGCCGGAGGTGGGGGCAGCTTCTTTTAACAAAGGAGAACTCTCAACCCATGAAAGAAAAGAGATCTTCACTTACATTGTACCCGATAAAATTGGTACTTTACATAAATAAATTATTAGTATATAATCTGGAATAACAAAGGAACGACACAACTCATGAAGCGAAAAGGAGGTTTTTCATGTCAATAATGCCCGAGCAATTGGCCCGGCACACTGTTGAGAATTATAAATGCAGCAGGTGTTGGGGCTTTTTGGTTATGGTATGGGTAAAAGGATCTGACGGTCAGCTGAAGAAATCCCAAGAGGGGGAACAACTGGCAGAAGTAAGATGCCGGGCTGCTGATCAGGATTTTGGGTTTGTTTCCAATTCGTATATTGAAAGAGAAAGAGCAAAAGACTTCGATAATGCTTTTGAGGTCAAGCGTGATTTAATCCGATCAGGAATTATCACAAAGGAGAAAGCTTATGCCGATTAAAGGATTGACTAACAAGGGGTTATCTTTCCCGCAGATTGGGAGAATCAAAAAGGGGGAACAGGTTCCAGTACAAGGAAAGCCAGGAGTAACAAGGCCGGTGGACCTGGACTATTTTAAAGTAGAATTTTCAGATGATCCAGAAGGTGTGGCTTTGGAAGCTTTGTTTTTTAAGTTGTATGGGGCAGAACCCAAAAGTATTAATATCCGCTTACCGTTTAATGAAATAGAACAAATGTGGGATGGTTTTTTAGAAGCTTATACGGCTTCCAGATTGATGGCGAGATCTGATGGAAAACCAGAAGATGGGGGAATAGTTCTTTTCCGTTGTGATGGAAAGACGGGGGAGCATATCGTAAGAAATGGGGAAAACCTGGAAACAGGAAAACAAGAGCCCCATCCAGTAGATAATATTGCAGGATATGATTATCAAAATAAACCGGTGGAATATAACCCGATCGGAAGGCTTAAGGTGATCGTGCCTGAGTTGAAAGAGGCCGCTTATATGCTGTTTACCACCGGCTCCTGGAATGATATCAGGTTCATTTCTCAGCAGTTGGCCGGATTGAAAGAATTGAATAATGGGATTATTAAGGGAGTTCCTTTAAAGTTGATGCGGAGCGATCACGAAGTCATGGTTCCTATTGATGGAAAAAAACAGCGCATGACAAAATCCTTAATATCAATTAAAGCGGATCCCGATTGGGTAGCTGCTAGGATGGAAGAAGATAAACAACTGGCGTTTCCAAAAAGTATTGCTGCTCAGATGTTAGAACCTGGGGAAATGGAGATAGTAGAAGAAACCGAAGAAGGGACCCTAACGGATTTAGTCCATCCTGATCAATGGGTTACTCCCGTTCCCCCTGAAAACCCCGCAGAAGCGGTAATTGACCCCCCACAGTCAACAAGAGAACCCTACAGCGCAGAGGAAGTAAAAGAGAACATTCAGCTGGGGATCTCCCAATACAACAGATTGTTAGAGCAATCTCCTGATGATTATGCGGTCCAGGTCAAGCTAGATTCCCAGGTGATCGCCTCAGTCGTGAACGTTTATGTTCCTTCCGGGAAAGGCGGGGATATATTCAGATATGCGATCTTTGAATATTTGCTTGGTGAAGGGAAAGGCAGCACCAAATCCTGGACAGCCCAGGAAATCGGAACGATCAAGAATCTTTGGCTGAAAGTTGGGACTTATGGGGATGCTCTTGGGGAAGTAGAAGAAGAAGAATTGCGAAGAGTTTGGAATCAAACTCAGCTAGATCAGGGACAGACAAATTTGTTTGAGTGATTCTGTGATATAATGTTTTAAAAGGGTAGGATGTGTGATAAAATAATTAGAGAGCGGTTCCAAACATCCTACCCTGGAAATGGAACCGCTTTTTATTTACAAGGAGTTGGATATGAAAATACCAATAGAACAAATCTTACCAAGCCCCGAACCAGTACGAACCCAGATGGAACCCGCCAAGCTAGATGAACTTGCTGCTTCAATCAAAGAGCAAGGGCTGATCGTGCCTATCAAGGTACGACCCGTTGGTGACATGAATGAGATCGTGTATGGACACCGACGCTTTGCCGCCTCAAAGATGGCAGGACTAAAAGAACTTGAGTGCTACGTTGAGGGCATTGATGATACCAACGCACTCATCCAAGCTGGCATTGAGAACATCCACCGTGAGGACATGAACCCAATTGATAAAGCTAGGTGGTTGGCTGGCATCAGAGATGCGAAGAACTGCAAGTCTGATGCAGTTGGCGAAATTGTAGGGCTGTCTGGTAGGCATGTTAGAAGGCTTCTTGCTTTACTTGAGGAAAGCCCAAGCACCCAAGATAAACTTCGGACGGCTCGTCCAAAACTTACAACAGACCACATTGACAAAGTACGGGGAGCCGGAGTGGACGAAGTAGAGAAGAAGAAACTGATTGACAAGGTGGAAAGGGACGGGCTGACAGCGGAACAAATCGGCGCAGTAGCTCAGTCAGTAGCAGCAGCACAAGACCCGAGAACTAAAGCAAGATTGATTGAACAGAAGTATGACCCATATACTCACGACCCTATTGAAGTAGAGAAACGAGCCAAGAGATTTGGCAAGGCTGATCCGATTGAGGATGATACCAAATCCCCTGCTATAAACTGGGCAAGCCTGCCAGAAGTAAGCAGGGTTCTCAAGGCTCTAAGTACAGCCGAACACGTGGGGGAAAGTATTATTGAAATGGTACAAGAAGGTAAATTCGCACCTGAGGCAATCCCATTCACAGTTAAGAAAATCAAGAAGATGATTGCTGTTTGGGAGAATGTAATAGAGGAGATGGAAGGATGACAAATACTGATGTTGATATTAATTTTATGGCCATGAAATTAGTTAACGTGTTTCAAGGACTAGCCGATGATGGCAAGCAAGGATACCTATCGGCGGACTCGTGCAGAGATTACCTAGATGTTAACAAGGATGATTTCCAAAGAGCAATAGTAAGGATTGTCGAGCGAGGGCATAATGTTCTTTGGAATGATCGTGGCTACTTCATAGGAGAAGATGGTGCACCCGGGGAAATGTTCGTGAGCTCTTTACTATATGAAAGAGGGGATTGAAAAATACATGGACAAAATCCTAGAGGCTAGTGCAAAGAATCCGGACACATTCCCAGACGTAGTTGCAACAATAGAACAAGGCACTGGAAAATCTATGAAACAACTGGAGGCTGGCAAGAAAAGGAAGTGGAGTAATATCATCAAAGGCTTGCTTGGATCAGGGGAACAATACACCCTGTAAGCGTTACGTATCGCAGTTCGTCATAAGGAGTGCGGGTGGAAGAAAAATACATATTCAGAACCAAAGTAGAAAAAGAATACACCGTAATTAGAAACAGTTTAATAAAAGACAGGAGATTATCTTGGGCAGCCAGGGCGTTGCTTATTTACCTTTTATCAAAACCAGAAACATGGATAGTAACAAAAGGTGATTTGGTTAAGGCATCACCCGCTGCGGGCAAGAAAGTTTCATCTATTTTAAAGGAATTAGAAACAACGGGTTACATAAAAAGAAATAGAACAAGAAACGAAAAAGGACAGTGGACCTGGTACACGTGGGTATATGACATCCCTCAACCCCTGCCCATACTACCCAAAAGGGGGGATGGTGAAACCATACTACCCAAAACCATGCATGGTAAAGGGGTGCATATAATAAGTACTGAATTAAAAAAGAAAGAATTAAAAAACAAAAATGAAAATGGAGGTAATAATAATAATAAGGTAATTAAGAACAATGAAAAAGAAATTATTATTACTATACCTATAAAAAACAAAAAAGAATTCAACAAATTAAAGAAAAAGATATTATCAACGGGATGGGTAGGGTCCCTGGACGAAATAATAAAATTGCATAACGAAGATCCAGATTATGTAAAAGCCTGGGTGCAGAGAATAGACAAAACAGATTTATATCCCCGTGCTGGATTGTTGAGGAAAAGTTTGAGATCAGGTGTCCGTCCTCCAACTGACGAAGAGGCGGAAATAGCAAAACGGTACCGGCACCTGGAAGATCCGTTGGCTGAATTTATTGAAAACTGAAGGCAATTGTAAACAATAAGGAAAAAGATTGTCAACAATAGAGAGCCTTATTATAAACAAAAGGAAAAGAATGGCTGAAACCTGGAACGATATTGTAAAGGATCTGGTAGTTGATCAAGGGCTGGACTGTGCTTATTGCCTGGAAAACAGACCCGGGAAAATAGTAAACAGATCTACCCAGGGAGCCCACGGATTAGTTTACAAGCGAGTTTATAATAACAGGAAGAAACATAAATATATTAACGTGCGGTTCAATTTTATGCCCTGCTGTGATGATTGTCAAAAATTCTCTGAGACTTATGCGGGAAGATGTTGGGCTTGGCAGGTTTTGTGCAGCTGGCACGGGAGAAAGCTGATCGAAGATTGGTACGATGGGTTGGGCTTGAAAGTTCCGGAGGTATTTGAATGAAAAAGGTTTATGTAGCTGGTTCGTATTCAGCCAACAACGTGCTTGCCGTCTTGAGGAATATAGGGATTGGCGAAGATGTTTGCGCAGAGCTTTTTCTTAGGGGTTATGCCCCTTTTTGCCCTTGGCATGATAAAGACTTTATTATCAAGCGTCCATACAGTAAATTTACCGTTGATATGTTTTATAATTATTCTCTTGAGTGGTTGAAGGTAAGTGACGTGGTTCTTGTGCTTGGGGGGTGGGAAAATAGCGAAGGCACAAAAAAGGAAATAGAGGTTGCTGAAGAAATCGGGATTCCGATTTACTATAACGTCCATGATCTTTATGCAAAAGAAAGCCATGATTAAATTCATTGAACTGTTTGCTGGAATAGGAGGTATTTGAATGAGTGAAAAAATACAAGTATGGGCATGGTACAGAAAACAGGAGAATTAATGCCAATTGAAAACGAGATTACGAAAGAAGAATATACAAAAGCCTTGAAGAAAGCGGAGCGTGAGAAGTGGGAAATTGAATTTGCAAAACAGTTGGAAGCAAAAGGACTTTATTTAGGGAAAGATCCTGAAAATTTATTGCCTGGGGAATATACCAGAGAGTTTAGGTGGCACCCGAAAAGAAAATGGCGATCCGATTTCTTGATCGCTAATCCGAATCGTTGCGTTCCCATAGATGATTCAACCCTGATTCTTGTTGAGATTGAAGGCGGTGTTTGGACACGGGGAAGGCATACCAGGGGCTCCGGGTTTATTAAAGATTGTGAAAAATATAATAATGCTGCGGCAACGGGATGGAGGGTTTTCAGGTTTCCTTCTCAGATGGTTGAAGATGGAAAAGCGATCAAGTTTCTGGAAGAGGAAGTTTGGAAATGCAACTAATCTTAGGTGACTGCATTGAAGTAATGAAAACGCTTGAGGACAACAGCGTGGACACGATTATCACTGACCCGCCGTATGGGCCTCAGTTTATGGGGAAGGAATGGGATAAACTTTGGAGAAACGAATCTGAAGCTGATCAAAAATACATCAAAAAGACACAGAAAGAAACTGATGGACTGACTTCCAGAAGACGCAACTTACCCGATTTGAAATCAACAGGGATACAGATGCAGGAATGGCACTACTCGTGGGCGTTACAAGCGCTTAGAATAGCGAAGCCTGGTGCGTTCATGTTCTGCTTTGGCGGGACACGCACATTCCACAGAATAGCTTGTGGTATTGAGGATGCTGGCTGGGAGGTTCGTGATTGTGTAGCTTGGATTTTCGGGTCGGGTTTCCCGAAATCACACAACATTGGAAAGAAGCTAGAAGGTTGGGACGGATGGGGAACAGCGTTGAAGCCAGCTTGGGAATATATTGGTGTATTCATGAAACCTCGTGACGGCACGTTTGCGGAGAACGCATTGAAACATGGTGTCGCTGGCTTGAACATTGACGGGGGGAGAGTGGGAACGGAACAAAAAGTGCGCAAAGGAGGCGTGCAAAAATGGGAAGAACAAAAGAACCGAGAATTTATAACTGCTTGTATTGTGGTATTGAACGAAAGACTTGGAGAACTGGAAAGTTGCCAGTATTCTGCGGAAGAATGTGCAAAGCAGACTACGAGCGAAACACCAAAGACAAGCCGGGAAGATATTTCCATCAAGGATACTGGATGCTTAGATGGAATGAAGGCGGAAAATACAAAACAGAATTCGAACACAGAAGAATTTGGGAGAATGCCTTTGGCAAAATCCCCAAAGGATATATCATCCATCATAAAAATAACGAAGGACTTGACAATAGACTGGAAAACTTGGAACTCATGTCAAGGGGCGACCATGCCAGACATCACCGCCGAAAATATAACACACGCCGTGAGCGTCTTGACGCAGAAGCTAAAAGAGCAAGGGAACGCCGGAAGATGGCCAAGTAACATCATACACGATGGAAGCGAGGAAGTGCTGGCTGGATTTCCAGACTCGAAGAGTGTGCCTCATCGCCACAATCATACAAGGGAAACTCAAGTTTATGGTGGCGGAAAGGGGCTTGGCATTAGGGACGGGATGAGTGGTTTCAACGACTCCGGTTCTGCTGCCCGTTTTTTCTACTGCGCTAAAGCGTCAAAGGCAGAACGCAACCAGGGACTTGAGGGGATGGAGGAAGGACAAACGAAGGGAGGCGGGGGACTGAATAACACACCTGACGATGTTTGCGAAAAATACGGGAGCATAAAGGCAAAGCAACAGAATACACATCCTACCGTAAAACCTTTGAGTTTGATGGAATACTTATGCAGACTAACATCAACACCAACGGGGGGACTTGTATTAGACCCCTTTATGGGTTCAGGCACAACAGGAATGGCTTGCAAGAAAACTAACAGAGATTTTATAGGAATTGAGATTGATGAACATTACTTCGAGATTGCAGAGAGAAGAATTGCATCAGTAATACAAAGGGAATTATTATGAAAGAAACCTGGAACGAGATCGTAAAGGATCTGGTTGTCGATCAGGCCCTGGATTGCGCTTACTGCTTAGAGAATAGACCCGGGAAAATAGTAAACAGATCAACTCAGGGGGCCCATGCTTTAGTATATAAGCGAGTTTATAACAAGCGGAAGAAACACAAAGATATTAACGTCCGGGAAAACTTTATGCCCTGCTGCGATGATTGCGCGAAGTTCTCAGAAACTTATGCAGGAAGATGCTGGGCCTGGCAGGTGTTGTGCAGCTGGTACGGAAAGAAGATAATTCAGGACTGGTACGATGGATTGGGCCTAAAGGTTCCAGAAACGCTTGCATAATAATTACTTAATGTATGATATAATAAGACTAACAAAGGAGAGTAATCCATGAAAATTCTACATTTTGCAGATACCCATATAGACGCAGTTCAATCCGGCCGCTGGGATCCGGAAACGGGCTTGCCTGTCCGGGCGATGGACTTTCTTAAATCCCTGGACACTATCGTTGATACAGCGATTGAGGAAAAAGTTGATCTGGTTTTATTCGCCGGGGATGCATACAAGGACCGCAACCCAACCCCCCGATATCAAACAGAATTTGCCAGCCGAATATTGCGCTTAGAAAAAGCAGAGATCCAAACATTTCTTTTGGTTGGGAACCACGATATGAGTTCAAGTTCTCATAATAATGCTCTGGTGGAATTTATTACCTGGCAGCCGAATTTTATTCAAGTGGTAGGTGATATATATATACACCAATCTGAGGCTTTCGATATGGTCTGCCTTCCTTGGGTCCACAAATCCAAGCTGGTAATCGGGAAAGTAATTCAACAGCTGGAAGAATTGATAGAGAAAATGAATCCAGAAACCCCCAACATATTCTTAGGTCATTGTTCCGTGGTTGGCGCCCGGTTTTCCAGCGAGAGGTTGATCATGCTGGGCGAGGATTTAATGCTACCGCTAAAACTTTTGACCGAAAGCGGATTTGATTATGTTGCTCTTGGCCACATTCACAAGTCGCAGGATATAAACGAGGACAGGGAGCCAGGCGGGGCCGGCCCACCTGTAATTTATCCCGGATCTATTGAACGGGTAGATTGGGGAGAGGCGGGGGAAGATAAAGGATTTGTGATTGTTGATATTACAGATGAGTATGTAGCTGTTTCCTACATGGGATTAAATACTCGTCCCATGATCGACGTGGTTGTAAAACTGCAGGACAAAGAAGAATTTTACACTGAAATTTACAGGGCAGCCGATGAAGTGGACGATGGAAAAGATGCCCCGGGCGTGATGATCCGGATTAAATTGCAGTATCCGGAGAATTGGGCGGGGCTGATTAATAACCAACAGATTGAGGCCATGTTTCCGGATGCCTTCTCAGTCCAGATCGTACACGATCCTATTCGAGAGGGCCGAGCGCGTCTTGATCTAGACCAAGAAGTTGCCGCTTATTCTCCGGGAGAATTACTTAAAATGTGGATGGACCAGAAAGGGATCGAAGATCAAGAAGAATTACAGGAATTGGCCGCAGGGCTGATTGGAGGAATAGAATGACGCCGACAACTCAACAAATATTATCCTTGCTTTGCTGTTGCTGGATGATTTTCATGTTGGGCTTTTTCACTGCCGCATTATTGGCCGCAGCCAAAAGGGGGGAACATGACCAGAGAAACGAAAGAGATAATAAATAAAAAACGCATCAGTGATTTGATCTATTACAACACAAGGGTTTCCAGATCCCAGGCTAATCACCTGGCGGTTGAAATCCTGAAACGTCCTGTTGGGCGCCCTGGGGTGTCGGTAATGATCAACCGCGCCAAGCTCCGGAAGTTGAGGCGAGAAAAGGGATTGCTGCAAAGAGATATTGCAGAGGCTTTGGGATATTCTGATTCTCGGATTACCCAATTTGAAACGGGATCCGGCGTCGGAGGGGGCATTCCTTTAGACGCGCTTATGCAGATCGCTAAAATATTGGGCGTGGATTATAAAGAACTGATGGACACAGAAGAACAATTTAAGGTATAATGAATAAAACAAAGGAGTTCACCCATGAAAATCAATCACCTTTCAATCGCCGGATTTCTTTCATACCAAGAAACAGTCACAATAGATTTTACTCAATTTGACCTTGCCTGTATTACGGGGGAAAACGGCGCAGGCAAATCTTCCATTCTGGACGCCATCACTTGGAATTTGTTTGGAAAATGCAGGCAAAGCAATGAAAGCCTAATTAATCTCCAATCAGATGAAGCGATAGTTTCTTTCTCATTTGAATATTCTGGTGAGAGCTACAAAATCCGCAGGTCTAACAAGAGGGGCAAGCCTGCCAGGCTAACACTAAAAACCCCTGAGCTTGACTTAACAGAACGGACTACCCGTGACACTCAAAACAAAATAGAAAGCATCCTAAAAATTGATTATGATACTTTCATCCATGCGGTGTTTTTCCTGCAGGGAGAGAGTGATCAATTTGTTACAGCTTCCCCGGGCCAAAGAAAGCAAGTCCTATTTGACATCTTAGGACTGGACGCTTGGGAGAAGTTCCGGTTATCCGCTGCTGCAGAGATAAAGAAGATCGAGAAATCAATGGAGCAGGCCCAGGGCAGTATGCAGATATTGGAAGAAGATGTAAGGAAGGCCCCGGAAGTTGTTTCTGATCTGGAAATAGTTGAAGATGAACTGCCGGCAATTGAAGAAGAATTGTCAATCGCCCAGATATCCCTTGATGAAGGTCAGAAGAAAAAGAATGAATGGCTGGACTGGAAGGCTGAACTGACCAAGATAAAGGAAAACAAACAAATAGCCAACGGGAAACGCAACGAGCTTAATACCAGGGTGCAGTCGCTTTTGAATCAGCAGCGGGAAAACGCAGAGATCATTTCCCGGAAAGAACAGATCGTTAAAGATTATGCCAGATCCAAAGAATTAACTCAACTATTAGGGGATTTTGGGACCAAAGAAATAGAGCATGGCAAGCTGCAGAATTCCCTTTCTGGGCTGGAAACAAAACTCCAGGAAGTTGAAGATAATCTGTTAGAGATCCCAGAACACGAAAAGGATATAGACGGTTGGTCAAATTATATAGACGATGCGGAAAAATACGAGATACAGGTAAATAAAATTAAGGAGAACCAGATCAAATGGAACGCCGAGGCAGTCCAGAAGGCAGCAGAAAAACACGAATTATCTGCTCAGATTGAAGGACTGGCTGGGCACAGCGAATGCCCCTTGTGCAAACAAGCGTTGAAGAATCCAGAAGAATTAATTAATTTGCTTGCAAAGGAAAGAGATAATTTAGCAAAACAAGAACAGCAGTTGTGGGAAGAAATAGAAAACGGGGGGGATGCCATTGACGCTATTCAGGGAAAGTTTGAATCGGTAAGCGAATACAGGGAGAACATTGCAACCGCCAAGGCAACAATCGAATCTGTCCAGAAGGCGCACAAGGATTTTGACCTAAACGAATTAAGGGACATCGAAGAGAAGATTGAACTCCTGGATTATGACAAAGCAGCAGGACAGGAATTGAGGAATGAGTCGGAACTTGTTAGCAATGCCCCCAGAGACCATGGTTTATTAGAAGGGGCAGAGAAGATTGGAGAGAGTTTAGATATTCAAATCAAGGGATTGAATCAAGACTTGTTTGACGTTGACGCCACTATAAAAGAGTATCAGACCCAGATTGAAAGCAAGGAAGGTTTATATCCTGCTGATTACCCGGTAAACGATAACGAAATGACTGTCCTTGCCCATGCACGGGATGAAGCCAGAATGAAAGTACAATTAAAGAATCAACAGATCGGGGAACTGACCCAGATCATAAAATCAATCGAAGAGAAAAAGCAGAAGCTGAAAGAGATCAAGTCCCAGGAAAAGGAAAACACTGAATTACATCAGAACTATTCTATACTGCAAGAAGCGTTTTCCAAGAAAGGCGTACCGGCTTTGTTGGTAGAACAGGCTTTACCGCAGATCGAGAGCAAAGCCAACCAGCTGCTGAGCAGGTTGAGTGATGGGAATATGGCAGTGCATTTTATTACCCAGAAAGCCTATTCAGATTCTTCCCGGGAAGATATGAAAGAAACCCTGGATATAGAGATACAGGATCAGGCCGGGATTAGAGATTATGAAATGTACTCCGGGGGCGAGTCCTTCAGAATCAACTTCGCAATTAGAATGGCTTTATCTCACGTGCTTGCTAACAGAGCGGGGGCTAAATTAAGAACCTTAGTGATAGATGAGGGGTTTGGATCCCAGGACGCTGGGGGAAGGGACAGGCTGATCAATGCGATCAACACAGTCAAAGAAGAATATGACAAGGTTTTAGTAATCACACACATTCCGGAGGTCATTGAGGCATTTCCTGTCCAGCTCCGTATTGAAAAAACTGCAGCAGGATCACAAGTGAGGATATCATGAACTCGAAACTAACACCTGAACAGCGCATTGAAAAGATACTAGAAATACTCAACCTCTTTACGAGAACACTATATCAACTTGATGGTTCTCCGGATGTTATTTGGGCTGAAACATTTAACGAAGTTGCTTGTGAAATAGACAAAGCCCTCACCGCCAACACCGCAGAGGATGAGCCTTGTTCAGAGTGTGGCGGTAATGGGTTTATTTGGAATAATATGGGATTACCGGTTGATTGTCCTAAATGTATGATGTTGTCAAACTTTGAGGGGGTGGACGGGTGAACTTTCCAACGGGTAAGTTATGGGTGATTATATTCTTGGGATATCCAGACAGAATGATACCGGGTGGAGATACTGTTTGCAAGGAGGATGTAAATGATTTGCCAAGACATTCAATTTAGAATTAATACAGACAATATAGAGATTGGTTTTGTCAAAAATGATGTTCCACAATGTTATATAAGAAGAGAAAAGAGCAAGCATGTTAGCGATATATTTACGTTTACACTTCAAGAGTTAGAGGTTTTTGCGTCACTACTGCCAAAACTCCAGATAGGGCTACAACAGGAGGAATGAAGATGAGCATCGCAGAAAACTTCAGGAAAGATTGGTGGCTATTAAGGAAGGTTGACCACGAGCGTGAAAAGATACTCAATCGAGAACACAAAGAAGTTTTCCATGAAATGATTTGGCAGGAATGGCAGGAAGGAATAAAGGGATCACAGCGTATCGCAGACGAATATGGAGTACATAAATCAACCGTATGCAGGATCGCAAAACTAAGGAGTGAATGATGGATGTATTAACTTCGATTTGCTTTGGATCAATAATCTTTTGGTTGGGCTTTTTCTGTGCTTGCTTATTAGCCGCTGCCAAGAAAGGAGAAAACGAATGAATCAAAAAATATGGTTATCTTCAGAATTTGTAATAGAGACTTGTGCCAATTGTGGGCTGGTATTTGCTATGCTAAAAAGCCACAGAGACAAACGGCTCAAAGATCATAAATCCTTCTTTTGCCCAAATGGACACGGCCAGCATTATATAGGAAAGTCCGAAGAAGAAAAACTCAAAGATGAACTAGCGATTTGTCGGGTAAGGCATGACTCAGAACAGGAAAAACGCAAAGCGACAGAAAGAAGCAGGAACGCACTCAGAGGCGTAATTACAAAAATGAAAAGGAAAGTTTGATAAAGCGGGGTAGACAGGCAATCGACAGGTCATAAAGACTGGACGGGGTTTCGAGTACCCCCTACTCCATTAAGGGGCGCATTCGGGAAACCAGCGGGTATAACAAGGTGGTAACAGAGAATCCATAGCCCAGCCAAGTAGGTGTGTTGGTGAGAAAAAACACACGGAGGAAGCATCCGCTGAAACACAAAAATGCGCTAATACCTCAACTTCAACCGAGTAACCCGTCAAGTGTGGTGCTGGCTGTAATCTTGGGTAATGCGCCCCTTTATTTTAGAAAAGGTTATTAAATGACAAAAGCTATTACAAATCCCAGACCCACAGAGGAGCAATCTAAGGCGATCATCGCTCTGGCCTCAACCGATCTGTTAGATAAGCATAGAAACCTAGCGCAGATGCAAGAAGAGGCTTATTGGGGCAGCGGCGAGCTATCAATGGAGCTGCAGGAACTGTATCATCCAGAGTATTCTAAGGCGGCGATACGGAAGGTGGTTGGGGAGATTTATTCAATTTCTATGCACACGGTTCGGGATCGGGAAAGGGTTGCTGCTGTTGTTGACACTGCGTTACGCAACGCAGTTCCCTTCCTGAAGTTCTCCCATTGGAGAAATATCATTCCTGCCGGCAAGGATAAAGCAAATCAAATGCTGTGGGAATCGGTAGCGATGTATGAAGCAGAGGGCAGGGGTCCTTCAGTGGATCAAATTCTTGCCTGGCGTGGTAATAAAACGATGGACGCAACACCGCCCTGGATTTACCGCTTGCAGACCGGATTAGAGAAGCTGGAAATGGTGCGAGACGATCCCCGGGCTGATCCACAGATAAGATTATGGTTTGAGGAATTGATTGATAAAGTAAACGAACGATCCAAAACACTTAAATTAGAAAGATTCCAACTAGATGAGGAAAACAATGGATGAGACATTCCGGCAGATTAACAGCGTTGCGTAACGCAGCTACAGCTTATATTTTATGCGTATTCTGACATATTTGATCTTGGCTGCAATTCTTTCAATCCAGAACTTTATTAGCTTCCCCCAGGAGAGCAGCTTATATTTGAATCTAGTCCATTGATGCTTCATCATTCATTCCTCCTTTCTTAGCCTATGCTTTTTACAAGTATAGCAATCGGGGTCATTACATCCACCTTCCTCAATATGCTTGGCTTTTCCCCAGGCTCCCAATTCCGTTGCTCTAGTTGATGCACAACCAAGCCACAAAAAGAACAACACAATAAAAATTATTACTCCAATTCCTTCAGTCATTCATTCCTCCTGTTGTAGCTTTGTTTGAATTTCTTTTTCTATTCGGTCCATTCTGTCCAGCTAAGATCTGGGTCCGGGGGTTTCTCTTCTTCAAGCTTTGCTAACGCTTCCAGGTTGCATTCACATGGAGCTAATCGCCCAAAGCCTTCTTCAAATACTTCCAGATCCTCTCGGAGCCACCCGACTCCTTTGCATATTTCGCAATCTGAGAATCCATTATTTTCCATTTTATACTAGCCTATTCCCCGGTTGAGCCTCTTCTGTTTATATTCCTGGAAAGACTTTTTCTCAACCAGGATGATTGGGCCCTTTTTGATATGGACCAGGGAATGATCTTTGATGATCTGGTGGACCCGCTGCCTGGTAACTCCCAGGATAGCCGTTATTTCCGCCACAGTGAGGTAAGGATCATAAGCCATTGCTTGCTCCTGTGTTGCGTACCGCAGTCTCTTTGAGGGCGTTGATCTCTTTGACTAAAAGCTCAGTAGCAAACACTAGCTGGTCGTTCTGCTCTCTTAGCTTTGCGTTCTCTGCTTCTAGCTCTGCGACAATCTCTTTGCATCCACGGGGGGGATTTAGATACCTTTTTATAATTGTAAATAAATCCTCGTCTTTATCTGGTAGCAACAGCCATCCTGCGCACATGCTATCGCTGTGCCTTTCCCATGCAGCATCAACCTGTGTTAATCCTCTGCTTTCACGGTAATCCTTCACCATCTCGCTGAGGGTGATTTTTACTTCAATGTACTCCAATTCTTCATCTGTCAGACCGAGGAAATCCTCCACCCCGCCAAACTTCCAACCTTTGGCTTCAAGTTCTTTTCTCCGCTTGCTGTTCATGTTTTCTCCGCTTGCAATATGTGTATATATTTAATATGTAGGTGTATTTATGATTTGAATTCTTTCAAGCGCTTTTTGCTGTTCTCCTTTATATATTTTGGGGTCTCTTTTGATTTCTTTGAAAATACTTCCAAAACAACAATAACATCATCTGCGATATGATAGATAATTCTCCAGGTTTTGTCCTTGTCTTTTATCCTCCTCGCAGATAATATTCTAGCCTCTCTAGTTGCCATTGACGTTCAGCATCCCTAGCAGCATCCCTAGCAGCATCCCTAGCAGCATCCCCAGCAGCATCCCAAGCAGCATCCCTAGCAGCATCCCAAGCAGCAGCCCAAGCAGCAGCCCAAGCAGCCCCAGCAGCAGCCCCAGCAGCCCCAGCAGCAGCCCCAGCAGCATCCCAAGCAGCAGCCTTAGCAGCCCCAGCAGCCCTAGCAGCAGCCTTAGCAGCCCCAGCAGCATCCCTAGCAGCATCCCAAGCAGCATCCCAAGCATCCCCAGCAGCCCTAGCAGCAGCCTTAGCAGCCCCAGCAGCATCCCAAGCAGCCCAAGCAGCCCAAGCATCCCCAGCAGCCCTAGCAGCAGCTAATTCTTCTTGCGTGGCTTCTCCGTTTGCGTAAAGTCTAGCAACTTCAATCGCTTTTCTGGGGGCAGGATTATCGTATTCTTTTTCGTAAAGATGTAATACTCTTTCAGCGCAATCACAAGCAAAGAGTCTCAGGTTTTTCTCAGAGATAAAATCATCCCTAATTAACAGCCATAACTTATCTTCTGCTGGAATATCAATCTTCAATACAGTTTTAGGTAGCATCCACTTCTTGCCAGCGAATAATTCTTCTACGTATTGCCTGGTGTATGGTGGATCGCAGGGTTCGTAGCTCATTACTAAATCAACTGTAATTCTTTTCATCGTTCTCTCCTTTATGGTGAGATGTTTATCTCGTCTTGATCTTTTTCGTTCAGCTTGTCAATCAAGAGTTTATAAGCGTCTGTAATCCTTGCGTTCTCGGCTTCCAGTTCTGCGTTTGCCTTCATAAGAACAAGCAGCTCAATCTTGCACATGTCGTAAGAGTTTTGTATCCAGTCAAGCCGCTCTTTGTCGCTTGTCATTTCGTCACCTCCGCACAGGTGGGGCATAGTGGAGTTGAGGCATATTCAGGCTCTTCAACGATGAGCCATATTACGCAATCGCCACACAATCCTTGTCCGCACTTTTCGCAACTGATAGTCGCTTTCTTTCCATGCAGGGTAATACCAAATCCTTTGAGTAGTTGCGTGTGAGTGCCTCTATCTTTCCATTGAATGTAATCGGGGCAAGGGCATAAACACTTAGTCGAATCACGATTTGTGACTGAATTAGTAACATTTTGTGATTTGATCATTTGTCCTCCTTGATGTCGTGTAGTGGGTTTAGACAACATCCACTTCCGCACACCTGGCATGTACTTAGTAAATCCAACGCTTGAAGGTGTAAACAATCTATCTTGTGGTTGTTTTCGTTAGCTTTCTCTCCCTGATATTCACCGCAATAGAAGCACCACGTTTCCATGCGTCCGGCATATTCTTGTTCATTCTCCCAAAACTCAGCAACGTGTTGTATAATATCCCTTTCTTGTTGGTTCATTTGTCACTCCTTCCATAAGGTAATTAATATTTTCCCAATTCGGATATGGATAACTCCTTGCCATACCCAGCGTTTGTAAGTTCTGTTGAGATATTTGTGCCTGTGGACTTTCACCTGATAGTTGTTATCAGTCAACCAGGCTAATATAAGTATTGACACTGCAAGCATTACAAGCAGTATGTCATTCAGTGTCATCGTTCCTCCTTTGTTCTTTTGCAGCCAGGCAAGAATCTATCGAATTCGCCTGAAGGGACCCGGGTTGTACGAACACAAGCCATTATAGAAGTCCCACTCATCACATTCATTCCCGTCAGGAAATATACAGAAGCCTTGTTGCCCCAGCTC